GTACTGAAAGCTGGGTGAATGCGGTGAAGTTACCTGTTTGGTCCATGCCATCATACGATTGTGCGATGTAAGGCTGTGGACGATAGATAACGTTGTTGGTGCGTTCCATCATCGAGCTATCTGTGTTGTAGATAGACACGTTGCGGGACAAAACTAAAGCATCGTTAAAACCTTCGAGGATGTCCTCAAAGGCAACTCGCTCTTCTTTACTAAATGAATTGCTCATAAAAAGCTCCTAATTAAATTACTTGGGTGCTGATCGTTTTTGCGCTTTGTACGCGATGACTTTCGTCATGTTTCCCGTACGTGCCGCATCTTCTCTCAGCCGTTCTAGTGTTGAGTCCACCGCACCTGATGAACGACCAGTTCCACTGATAATTCTTTCGGGTGCGGGTGCTTGCCTACGGTTTGTAACTTTCAAGTCTTTCTCCAGTTTTGCTACCGCAAAGGCAAACTTTACGGGGTCTTTGATTTCAGCCAACTCTTTAGCCTTGGCAGGGTTTTTCCCAAGTGCGTAAACAACGAGTGCAGGATTATCTGCACCTTGCAGCAAAACGCCTTGCTGGGTGATAGAAAAAACTTGTTGAGCAACTTCTTCAGCATCCTCAAAGTCCTTTACTCTTAGCTCGGCTTTCGCCTTGCCGTAACCATCCAACTTGGCTTGCCATGCTTGTTGCTGATTCATAACTTCAGCTTCTTGCTTGGCGTTGACATCATCGGCTTGACGCTTTCGCTCAAACCAGTTTGTCAGTGCTTCCTCGTACTTATCAGCGTCATAGTCGTGATCTTCCAGCTTTGGCTTATTACCTATCACCACTGGTTTGTTCTCAGTAGGTGCGGCTTGTAGCTTGCCCTGCAATTCACGATTCTGCCGTTGCAGTTCTCGATTTGTTTTACGCAACTCTTTAACCCATTCAGGCGCAGGAGTATGTTCTTCGGGAGGTGGCGCTTCCTCACCAATGCTGACAACTACTTCTTCGGTATCTTCGGGTTCATCCTCATCAACAATTGTGCTGATTACGGTTTCATCTTCTTCTACTTCAATTTCGTTGTCTTCAATTACTGCCTTTTGATTCATCTTTGACCCCATTCAACTCACCCACTTTGAACGGCTGGGTGGTAACCGTTATTTTGATTGTCGCTTGTTTTTTACTGGTTTGCAACAGGTTGTACTATTTGACCACGCAATATTTCTTGCACTGCATCTGCATTGGCAATCGCCATGTTCTGGGCAGTCTCGTCAACTTTGCCTAGCGTTTCCAGCGTTTGAGCACGTTTTAGTTCTGCGCTTGCTACGGTTTCAACCGTATCGGCTCGGGCTTTGGCTGCTTTTGCTGTGGCTTCCTCGGCTGCGGCTTGCAGGTATAGTGCATTCGGGTCTTGCGGCTGGCCTTGCATTTCTGCCATAAGTTCTTGTGCCTCATCATCGGTAGGCTTAACTACGCCCATTCGCAGGAGTTTCTTGCGGAAATAAGCATTGGCATCGCCTACGCCCTCGCCTTCCATGTTCATCATTGCCATTGCGGTTAGCACCTGGGCTGTCTCTGGGTCGGTGGTAATCTGAAGCATTCCCGTCAAAGCCCTGACTGTGGCTGCACGTTTACTACTGCTAGATGGCCCAACTTCTGCCACCACGTCAAAGGTGGCATCGCTCAAGTCGTTTGCCATCTTCATTTCGCCCGTCTCTTGGTCAATCATTGGCTGCATCAGCTCAACCATGCCAGCTTCACCAGTAGGCGCAATGGTTTTCATCTTGCGCTTGTCTTCGGTGTAGATTTCCTTTGCCATGCTTAACCAGATTTCGCCGCATCGCTTCATGCCCTTGGCAAAATTGCTCATGTAAATGAACGTCTGCATATCTACACGAGTTTGAATCAACTCAACCGCTTTGCCTGATACGCCTGAAACCATCTTGTCAGCGCCCTGTGGGTTGCCCAAAATGTCCTGCATATCCTGTTCGGTAATCTGCAAGAGTGCCGCCATTGCTGGGGGAATCATTGCTGATCGGGTATAAGCAACAGGCCCAGAAATTTGGGTATTGCCATCAGGCCCAGTGACAGGGTTAATCAGCAGGTAAGGGTAATCCCGTAGATTGTCCTCTGCCCACATTACTTGATGCCCTGCTACTTGCTCGGGTGTCATGATGGGCTTTTCAATACTGGACAGTGCGCTTATCTCGCCCAGCTTGGAAAGTTGCATATTCTTTAGACGTTGGGCATCCTTGGCTAGACGCACCGCACCCATGCAGCGTTCGATATTGTCCACAAACCATCGTTTGCCGTACACCACCACAATCGGGATGCACTTGCCAGCGATATATCCTGCGTCCTCTAATACCTTGCCGCCCGACATAATGTATTTGCGAACACGCATCCGCTTGACACGCTTTTGACGCACTTCACGAGTGCCGATAGCCAATAGAGTTTCCTCTAGGGTCTCATCGTTTACAAAGTCGGTAGCTGTATAGCGTTCCTCAGTTCCATCAATGGCTTGGAATATGCGGATAGTCTCGGTCTTTTCCTCTAGCTTGTAGTATTCAGCCACAAAGACAATATCAGGGGTTGCCCAATCAAACTCGTATTGGTGGATGATCTTAGGCCAATCGGTCGGGTCATCGTTGTAGATTTCTTTGTAGCTTTCACGGGTCATGCTAGTGACCACAAAGCAATAATTTGCGTCTGACTTGTCTTGCCGCTTGGCGTTTAGGTCAAAGAATACCGAACTGTCAGCATCGTAGATAGGCTCAAAGCGGATGCGTTGGCGGTCGTTTTCGTCATCCTCTTCATCTTCATAGACTGTCCGTAACCGCCAAGCCCCAATGCCACCGCCTACAGCTTCCTCAAAAGCATTGTCGTAGGCTTCATCGGCAACGGATGCTTGCTCGTCTGCACGGTATAGGCCATCGCAGACTTCAGCCAGCTTGTCATTCTCTGTGCCATCCTTAGTTACATAATCAACGGTGATGCGGTTATTTCGGTATTCGTTAACGATACGAATGACAGCCAGCATGATTTTGTTGACTTCAAAGCGGGGTTTGTTTTCGTACTGGTCGTAGAGTGGGCCTTCCCACTGAGCACCACACAGGGAGTAAAACCTGCGGTCTTGCAAGCATTGCAACCGTTCATCACGCAGTGCGGTTTGGATGTCGTTAAACTGCCGCAGCGCATCAGAGTGCAGATTAGCAAGGCGTTGGTCGTTGGGTATTCGTGCCATATTTGTCCTTTAGGGCGATTATCTACCAGCGTTTTACATTAGGCAATGGCGTAAATGTAACTGGTTTTGTAATCGCTGCCCGCCTAATGCCTTCACAGGCGTAGCGCAAAGCATCAATTACATGGTTCTTTTTATCCTCAAGATGGGGCAGAATTCGCCCCGTCAATGGGTCTGATTTATAACTGTACAGGCTTAATTCGTCAATAGTATGCAAGCAGCGAGGGTGAACCACGATGTCGTAGTTCTTTAAAAACTCGATGCCTTCCTCTACCGACTTTGGCCCTTTGACCGCTGTCATTATCTTTGGAAAGCCGTTGCGCTTCATGTGGCTGATGGTCTCTGGCCTTGCCGAGTCTGCCACGATAGGCCACTTCTCGGCCTCTGGCACTTGCATAAATAATTCAGGCGTATTGACAATCTCGCACCCCACCATGTACGCCTCATAGTCAATGTAGAGTGTGCGCCCAATTATGTGGCAGCGCACCAATACTGTCGGGTCTACTGAGAAACCCCAGTCTGCGCCAAGTCGATGGATTGCCTCTAGTGGTGCTTCAAACTCGTCAATCTTCCAGTTGCGGAATACCCTGCTGTTGCTGTTTCTCAGGTATTGACCCATCCAAACGTGCTGGTATTTGTCAGGGTCACGCCGCTTGTCGTACTCCATTTCGTCCTTCAGGACTTGTGGAAACCACGGGTTATCGGTGAAGTTGACCTTAATCACCGCGGCATTGGCTGGCGGTTCAGGCCCACGCAGCAGGAAGTCAACTGGGTCGCTGTTCTGCCTTGGATTCCAAGTGAACCATAGCTCAGAATCAGGCTTGCGGATGGTAGGGCGCAGCAGGTCAAGGCTAGTCTGACTTAGGCTTTGTGCTTCCTCTACCCAAGCGCAGTCGTACCCTTCCAGCGATTTAATACTGTCGGCTGTGTGGTTCTGCATCCCTTGGAAAATAATCATGCCATCGCCTTTGCGGGACTTAATTACCGCATCTTGCACTTCAAAGTATGCGCCAGCGTTCATGGCCTCAATCTTTGTCTCCAGCAGCCGCTTGACGGATTGATTGAGTGACTTCTGTATTTCACGGACGCAAACGCTTCTGCGCTTTTGGTCAAGGATGTGGCTTTCAATCATTAACTCAGCAAAGGTGTGGGACTTGCCTGAACCCCGACCGCCCCATGCACCCTTGTAGCGACTTGGCTCTAGCAAGGGCAGCGCCCACTCAGGGGTTTGTATTTGCAGGGTTTTACCCATGCTTGACAATAACACGCTCAATCTTGGCAAACTCTAAGGGCGCACCGTCTGCACCTGTTAGTTCGTGCTTTTGGGTTTCTGCCCATCGCATCTGTGTCTTACTCCACCAAATAGCCGCAGTCGTGTCGCCAGCCATTACCTTTTGGAATAGGGTTTTCCCTACCTGTGCATTTGCTTTGGCTTTGCCTGATTGCATTTCGTTTGCAAAGTGAGCCCGTAAGGTGTCAACGCTTATCCCGTCACGTATCAATGCGCCTATCTGGTCAATTGGTAAGCCATAGCCGCTGAGTGCTTCTACCTGTTTACGCTCGGCTGGTGTTGGTTCAAACGCTGGTCTACCTGCGCCTTCCCGTGCACCGCCATAGTTCGGGTCGTGCTCTTTAGTTGGCACGATTTTTGTATTCTTGTTTTTTACTGTGGGTTTTTCAAGTTTTGGCATTGCTTTCCCCTTGCTGCAAAGAATGGAGCGTGTCGGTCGGTACTGCCCCGCCCAGTTCTGAAGGGTGTTCAGAATCCTGCTTTTTGACCCGCTTAGGATATGGCTTTGCCAATGTTGCAATTTTATCAGTCATTTGTTTGTCAAGTGGATACAAATATGTGTGCTTACCTGCCACCCTCTTTTTAGGTAAATTTGTCTGGTTAACACCAGCATCATCAACTGTCTTTTTGTGCGCCCATCTGCCCTTGTAAAAGACTTTGATTGCTTTTGCTGACTCCCCCCTATAAAGCCAGTTCATAGCCTGATAAACGCCGCCATGATGCCCTTGCTCTGGGTCTGCATAGCTAACAATTAATCTAATGCCTGGACTTTGTTTATTGAGAAACTTAATTGCCAAAGCACAAATTTTGCTTACTGGGGATTTATGGGCTTTAAGTGCAATTCTGACCAGTTCCACGCATTCATCTTGGCCTAAATCATAGGATTTAGACATATTCATGTTTGCACCCCTAGAAAATATGACTGCGCCTATGTATTCACTATCCTCCCATGCACCAACTTTGACCAGCTTACCAACTGGCACTGCTTTTGAATAATGCCAGTTCAAGCAAGCAAACTTAGCTGCCTCATGCGTTGCCCAATCAATCTTTAAGGTCAGTTTACTTGTGGAATTCATGGCCGCAGGCTGGGCAAATTGTTGGCTTTATTTCATCTAGTTGCCCTTGGTCATCCTCTGTCCCTGCATCAAATTCAGGCGTTTGTAAAGCAGCAATCTCACCCGCATTAAATCCAGTCAGGTCAAGGTCAAACCCTAAGTCGCCAATCTCGCCAAGCTCTAGAGCAAGCATTTCGTTATCCCAGCCAGAATTTAATGCAATTTTATTATCTGCAATGATATATGCTCGTTTTTTGGTTTCGCTCCAGCCTTTTGCAACCATTACAGGAATTTCAGTCATGCCTAGCTTTTGCGCCGCTAAAGTACGACCGTGCCCCGCAATGATGCCGCCTGTCTCGTCTACTAAAACAGGGGTTGTCCACCCCCATTCTTTAATGCTTGCCGCTATCTGGCCTACCTGCTCATCGCTGTGAGTTCGGGCGTTTCGAGCGTAGGGGATAAGTTTGCTTATCTTCCACTTTTCTATTTTATCTGCTGGATTCATAGCGTCCTTAAAAAAAAGGGGCCGAAGCCCCAAGGCTGGCAACTGCGGTAGTCAGCATCTTCATTCTACTGCAATTGGTACATTTATGTTGACAGGCCATTCACCCCTGTGAACCAAAGTTTGCACGGTTTTGTAGTGCGCCACCTTCCATGCAAGTTTTCTTTCATCTTTTGACCACTTTGAACCTTGGTCAATGTCGTAATGGCAACTCATGCAAAGGGCTGCTGTGTACTCATCACTTGCCTTAATTCCCCTACCTTTGCCGCCCAAGTCCACCCAGTTTGAGTGTGCCGCTTGGACAAAATTGCCTGACCCGCATATCTGACAATCAAGGCTTGACACCTTTTTTAGCAATTCCTTGCTGCGAACGTAAGTTTGTTTTGTTCTCAATGACTAACTCCAGTGTGGAAAACTTGTGCATATTCGCGCATTCAAGTCTGCGCTTGCGTGTATTGTCTGTGGATAACCTTGTGTCTTTAACCCTTGTCCATGCCCCGCAAACTGGACATTTCATCGCATCGCCCTATCGGTTCTGTTGCCAGCGTAAATGTTGGCTTTTTCGGCTTCAATCCTTGCCTGTGCTGCCACCATCAGCCAGCGAGTGCGCTCTCTTTGCTCTACCGCTGCCTGTAATGCCAGAAGGTGCTGTGTATATTTTGGATCCGCGTAGGCTTCCCGTTCTTGGGCGGCTGTGGTTTTGTGGCCTTGAAGTTCAAAATCTTTCATTAACTGCGCTTTAACGGTTTTCCTAAATTCTTGCAAATATACCAACTGCGCCTCGGCTACCGCATAGTCCCCGGCGTGGTCACGCAAGTAGTCAACGGCTTTATCAAGGCTGCTCATTTATTATTCCAATCATTCTTAATGCCGCTTCTACGCTGTCAATCCGTGCCAAGGTACTACCAGCCCAATTGTTAAAAAAGTCGGCTTGTAGGCTCGTTAAACGCTTCTTGGAGGTGGTTTTGACTTCAACCAAGAATGTGTGGCCTTTGTAGCCTACCAAAAGGTCAACTGGTAAGCCAATGACCCAAACGTACGCCCCTGCTTTACGTAACGCCATCACTATCTCGGTTTGGTTAGCGTCTGTCCGTGCTGCGTATCTCATGCCAATTCCAATGATTTCTGCGCCACTTGTTTTTGTTGCTCGTTTCTTTTTGGATATGGTTTAACAAGATGTTCGATAGCACTAAGGTGATCTTTTTGTGTCTTCTTGCCGCCCCTGAATGCAAAGTATCTGCCCTTGCTATGCTGTTTTATTTTTTCCACAAATGGAAAGTGTTTTTTTACATTTTCAAACTGGGTATTGCCGCACACAGCCCTAATGCTTCTTGATGTCCAAATCTTCCCGTTAATAAGCCAACCATCTCTGTCTAATTTTCGGCTTTTAACATTTGGGTTTCCGTCACGCATTGACCCAACATAGTGGAAACCACAGGCTTGATAAATAGTACCAAATTCTCCTGCCGCCTCATCTATGGTTGATGTAATTACTTCGTATTTTTCAGGCAACATCTTCATGCTTTGACGAATCAGTTTGCTGGCGCTGTGTGGGTGCGCCCAATGAACGCAAGCACCACGACTAAGTAGAATCATTTTTCCTTCATACCCGTATTTGCTCCAATCTGCTCCTGCTATTCCTTTTTCCCGTGTAATTTTTCCAAGATTTTCGGAATACTCAGGGCCATAACAAACAACTCCAGCACAAAAGTTTTCAAAGAAAATTCCATAAGAATGCCAAACAACCGCTGGCATACAACCAAGCCATTCATAGTCTTTTATGATTTTTTCAGCCATCTTGTATGTGACCTCCCTGACTTCCGCTTTTTTGATGTCAATATCAATGTCTTGCCACCAATTACCCAAAAGGTCGGCATCAGAATTTTCTTGCCGCCTTTTTTCGCGTATTTGCTTTTGCCAAGCAACAGAATTGTCTAGTAAAAGGTTCAAGATGCCCCCACCAGTTCAGGCCAAATGTCTTTCCAACAGCGAATTGTTTCACGGCAATCTCCAAATTCAATTTTGTTCATACTATTTCCCATTGCTTTGCTGTTGTTTTAAGGATTCCATCTCTAATGCAACCGCCTTGCCCAATCCCTTCCAATACGGGCTTTTCTCGTATTCCTTCACCATGTGCCGGGCGTGGTCTATCCAACCCGTCTCCATTGCAAGTTTGGCGTAATGTTGGGCTAGTTTCATCATTCTTCATTTAATGCACATCGGGCCATTGACAGGGTAGTAATGTTAATTTTTGCGCCTTCTTTGTGGCGCTTTAGGATGGCTTTTGCCCAGCCCTTTGGGTCAACTGCTGCATTTTTAACCTGTGCCTTTATTTCACTAAGTTTGGCAAGTTCAGCCTTTAACCTTGCGGGGTCAGCCTTTGGTTCTGGCAATCGTGGCTTTTCAAGCTCAGGCGCACGTCTTGCAAGATTTCGGAATTCAATCACATTGGGGCAGCGTTCGGGCAAATTCTCCAGCGCCCATGCCAAGGCGTGTAGGTTGTTCTGAAACCCGCTTAATTCATGCGCCCAAGCCGTTTTAACGTCCGATTCAGGCACATCACGCCATTGGCTAGACCAATTAGGGTAAGTGGCTGCAAGTCGTTCAAAAAGGCGGTCTACGGCTTTTAGTGAAATGCTCATTGTTCAATCTCCAAAAATGCTGTGTCCGTTTGTCCATCGGTAGGCCACTTGCGCCCTGTCATTGTCTCCCAACGCTTTTGTCGGGCTTGTTGGTCACGTTCGGCAAAACTTTGCTGCTGGTGGTTTTGTTTATCAAGAACCCAATCAGCTTTTAATCCTTGGCTT